TCTCGTAAGCCAACCAAATTTCTGTTCTGGCCGGTGATGCCTTGCGCACAAAAGGACCCTCTTCTCGCAGCATATCGAAACAGCGCGGCGCTGTATTCGATGGCCCGCTCAGCAGCTCTCAGAAGTTCGCTGCGACGGCCACACGGGAAGCGTGCGAGGATGTCAGGAAATCGGCGGAAGATGCCCGCAAACAATGCGAACTCGACAAGCTGAAGCTGGAGCGCTATGTGGAATCTCACGGGTGTTGAGCGCTCGCTCTACCGAGATTCAATTTGCCAATCTGGCCGTAATACCATTCCCGAAGATGGCTTAGGCTTCGACGCCCGCCCGGTGGCGCTTCACCGAAGGCTCTTCTTGGGTGACCTGTAGGCCCGCGCTGCCCCTTTGCATTTGTCTGTTGACGACTGAAGTCGGCAAATGATATTGAGGAGGTGTAAGCTGTGGCGTCCGCCTACGAGAGGCGGGACTCACAACGCACTTTCCGAAGGTGCCCGCCACGTTTCTGCACACTTGCGGGCATACTCGCAATCCCACCTGGGCACGCAGGAGGACTATGCGCAAAACTATTCGAATCGAGAACCCTGTCTCCGAGTGTGAATTCACGTCGAGGAATCGCGCGAAGCGTTTTGTGGCGCAGGGACGAGCGGAGTGGGTGGAAGCCGGGGCTTCAATCCGGTTCGTTCCGTCGGACCATCGGCACAGCTCCGCGAAGAAGACTGTGGACCAGACGCGCTATTGGTATGAGCGGGCGGTGAACACCGGCATCGCGCAGCTTGCTGACCTTGCGAACCTGCCCGTGGTTATGCCGGCCGTGGCGCTGGGAATGGGGCGGCGTAAGGGCGCCACCAGACGCACGTTCTTGGTGACGCAGGGGTTCTGATTGACACGCAAGGGTAGCGTGGGTGGTCGGCACATCGCGATGGAACGCGGCCTGAAACCGGGATGGTGCGGCTGGCCGTTTCGCCGGACACGGGCGGTTAGCGCGTCTGGGGCAGCGGGTGGTACAACCAGCCAACCGAGAGCCAGACGGCGCAACACGGGGCAAGAGGGCGCGAACGGCTGGCCTCTCACGCACACTGGCGGGCCTTTTCAGGGACCTGACTTTCGAGGCGGCGCCGCGGGTGGGAATAGTGCGGTATTCGCGCACCGTCAGGCCCGAATAAGTGGTTAACTCTCGGTTAACTCGGTTAACCGCCGATTCCGGGTCTCCCAACCCAACCCTCTGATTCCAAGCGAGATCGAATACATGGAAGCCGCGATACGAGAGCGCGTGTAGTTCACCAGTAAAGAAATGGCCACCGAAACCACGCCCCGGCTGATGACGAAGTCGGAATATGCCAAGCATCGCGGCGTCTCGAAGCCGTACATTACGAAACTGGCGAAGAACGGCGTCCTCGTTCTGCGCGGCGGCAAGGTTGACGTTGCGGCTACGGACACGGTCCTCGACGACAAGCCGGTGGACGACATAGATGCGCCGCCCCCGGCGCAGCAGTCGGTGGGCACCGCGCCGCCGACGCGTCCGGCGGATGGCATTGGCCAGGGCGGTGCCACGTTTGGCCAGGCGCGAACCATCGAGATGGTTTTTCGAGCGAAGTTGCGCCGGTTGGAGTTTGAGACCAAGCAAGGGAAATTGATCGAGGCCGAGGTTTACCGCAAGACCGCCGCGAATGCGTTTCGCGCGTTCCGCGATAGCATGCTGGGAATTCCGGACCGCGTCTCGACGGTTGTCGCGGCCGAATCCGATCCTAAGAAAGTCCACCTGGCATTGAAAACCGAGATCTCGCGCGAACTGGAGGCGGCGGCTGATGCAGTCCTCACCCTTTGAAGCGCCAACAGCCGATGTGCATTCCATCCTGGCTGCAATCTCGGCTGCCGTTCGCCCCGATCCCGAGCTCACCATCAGCCAGTGGGCCGATCAGTATCGTGTGCTGTCGCGCGTATCGGCGGGCGAGCCGGGCCGGTGGCGAACGTCCCGCACGCCCTTCCTGCGTGAGCTTATGGACTGCCTCAGCCCGTCGTCGCCCTTCTCGCGGGTGGTGTTCATGAAGCCGGCGCAGATCGGCGGTTCCGAACTGCTGCTCAACATGCTGGGCTATATCATCCACTACGCGCCTGGGCCGGCGATGCTGGTGGAGCCAACGGTCGAGCTTGCCAAACGCTTCTCGCGGCAGAGGATCGCGCCGATGATCGAGAACACCTCGGTGCTGGCGGATCGCGTCTCCGATCCGCGTGAGCGCGACTCCGGCAACACGATTCTGGCGAAGGAGTTTCCGGGCGGTGTGCTGGTGGCGACGGGCGCCAACAGTTCGGTGGGTCTGCGGTCGATGCCGGCTCGGTATCTGCTCATGGACGAGGTCGATGGCTACCCGCCGTCGGCATCGACCGGCGCGGCGGGCAGCGAGGAGGGCGACCCGGTGGACCTGGCGATTCGCCGCACGGCGACGTTCGCCAACCGCCAGATCGCGATGATTTCGACGCCGACGATTGCGGAGGTAAGCCGCATCGAACAGGCCTACCTGGAATCCGATCAACGGAAGTATTACGTGCCTTGCCCCCATTGCGGCACGTTCCAGACCCTGCGCTGGGCGCAGGTGAAGTGGCCGGACCGGAAGCCCGCCGAAGCGTGGTACGAATGCGAGCGCTGCCACGAGCGGATCGCGGACCATCACAAGCCGGAGATGCTCCAGCGCGGCCAGTGGCGCGGAGAATCGCCCGGCGATGGTGAGACCGCGGGCTTCTGGTTGAATGGGCTGTATTCGCCGTGGACGACGTGGGGGCAACTGGCGAAGGACTTCCTGCGCGCCCGGAAGTCGCCGGAGCGGATGCAGACGTTCACGAACACGGTCCTTGCCGAGACGTTCCAGCAGGCCGGTGCCACCCGGACCGACGCGGGCGAGTTGCTGGGCCGGCGGCAAGCATACCGCCCGGATCTCAAGCTGCCGGCGGGCGTGGTCCTGATCACTTTGGGCGCGGACCTTCAGGCCGACCGCATCGAGTTGGAGATCGTGGGATGGGGCCGCGACGAGGAGTCGTGGTCCCTGGCTTACATTGTGCTGCCCGGCGATCCGGCGCAACGCGATCTGTGGGACGGGTTCGACCAGGTGCTGTCGTTGCGGTTCGATCATCCGTGCGGGCGGGAGTTCGAGATCGCCGTGGCGTGCGTGGACTCGGGTTTCCACCAGCCCATCGTGCAGGGGTTTTGCAACGAGAGGCAGCGCCGGAGTGCATCGCCGAAGATGTATCCCATCAAGGGCGCAGCCGGCCAGCGACCGATCTGGCCGCGCATGCACAGCAAGGCGAAAGATAATCGCCCGCTATGGGTCATTGGTGTGGACGCCGCAAAAGAAGCGTTGTACGCGCGGCTTAAAATCACGGAGCCTGGACCCGGATTCTGTCACTTTCCGATCAGCGACCAGTACGACGCGGGCTACTTTGAGCAGCTTACGGCCGAGACGTGCCGCGTGCGGTATAGCAAGGGCTTCGCGCATCGTGAGTGGGTCAAGAAGCCGGGGACGCGCAACGAGGCGCTGGACGCCCGATGTTACGCTTACGCGGCGTTGCAATCGCTGATCGCCGGTCGGTTCCGATTGAACAAGCAGGCCGATCAGATCGAGGCGATGCTACCGTCCAGGACGGGCGGCTAGTGCTAGTCAATCAAGCTCGACGCCGCGCCGGTCGGACGGCGGGTTGATCGAGGGATTTGATTCACCGGATGGTATGGCTCATTGCGTTCAGTCCGGAATCGTGAACGCCGCCTGCTCGAACTGCGGTGGGCGCGCGGAGAAGATGCACCAGCCGGTGTTTGTGCGTGGGATGTTTTGCCCGCGCTGCTGTCCGGTGTGCGGCCCCAAGACGACGGCACCGCAGGCGGCAGCAGCGCCGCCGACACCCCTCCGTCGCGTGGCCGCGGCGGCTGGCGTGAAGCGACGCGAGCAACCGGCGGCGACACAAGGCGCAACGCAATGGAAGGATGCGGGCTGGGGACACCGTCCAGATGACCCCTGGTATCACGACCGCGACCGGCATCAATCGCGGCCTCGGTGGATGCCGTTGCGGCCGCACTGGTTTCGGTAACTGCGGGGCGATGCACAGCGTTCGCCCAGAACGGATGAAACTATGACCGCCACCACTATCACGCCAGCGATGGCGCGGCACATCGAACGCTGGCCGACCGACCGCCTGCGTCCGAACGCGCGGAATGTGCGCACGCACTCGCCTGAACAGGTGGCGCAGATCGCGGCCAGCATAGTCGAGTTCGGTTTCGTCAACCCGATCCTGGTAGATAGCAACGCCGGAATCATCGCTGGCCATGGGCGTCTTCTTGCCGCCCTCAAGCTGGGCCTCGTTGAAGTTCCGGTAGTTGTGTTGGACCACCTCAACGAGACCCAGCGGCGGGCATACATCCTGGCCGACAACAAAATCGCCATGAATGCCGGATGGGACAACGCGTTGCTGGCCGAGGAGGTGCGGCAACTCCAGACGGAGGGCTTCGATCTTGACTTGGCCGGTTTCTCCAACGACGAGCTCGACGCGCTGCTGGCGGCGCCCGAAGAGCCCGAGCAGGACTCCGACGTTACAGAAGACATTCCAGTGGCCCCGCTCCAGCCGGTTACCCGACTCGGCGACCTCTGGCTGATCGGAAAGCATCGCCTGCTGTGCGCCGACTCCCGTGACCGGAATAGCCTGGGAATGTTATTCCCACCCGATGTGCGCGCAGCCGTCTGCATCACTTCGCCACCGTATGCTGCCCAGCGCGAGTACGACTCTTCGAGCGGCTTCCGGCCCATCCCGGCGGACGAGTATGCCGACTGGTACCGCGGCGTGGCCGACAACATCGCAGCGATCCTCGCGGACGACGGTTCCTACTTCTTGAATATCAAAGAGCACTCAGAGGATGGCGAGCGCAGCCTGTACGTGAAGGACCTCGTCATCGCGCATCGGCGGCAGTGGGGCTGGCGCTTCGTAGACGAATTCTGCTGGCGGAACACCGCGAACGGTGTGCCGGGCAAATGGCCCAACCGCCTGAAGAACGCATGGGAGCCGGTGTTTCATTTCTGCCGCAATAAGGAAATCAAGTTTCGGCCCAAGGCTGCCGGCCACCGATCCGACGACGTAGTGGTGTACTCGCCTGATAACCCGTCCGCGCCGAGCGGCTCCGGCCTCCTGGGATGCGGTGCGGACAAGATCGCCGGCATCGCGTGGCCCAGCAATGTGATCGAGGCCAAAGCCGAGGGCAACCAGGGATCGCATTCCGCTCCGTTCCCGCGTGCGCTCGTCGAGTTCTTCCTCAAGGCGTTTTCCGATCCGGGCGATTCCATCTACGACCCGTTCATGGGTAGTGGAACGACGATGGCCGCGGCGCATGTACTCGCGCGCACCGGGTACGGTTGCGAGATCTCGCCGGCGTACTGCGATGTGATTCTGCGGAGGATGGAGTCACTTGCGGGCGTTGAGCCGGCGCTGGCCGCCACCGGGCAGTCCATGCGGGAGGTCGCGGTGGATCGCGGCGTGACCGAGGAACGGCGGAAGGCTTCCTGATGGCAATCGATCTATCCCGCTTACGTGTGCAGATCTGGCCAATCGACAGGCTGTTGCCCTATATCCGCAACGCGCGCACCCATACCGACGAGCAGATCGCACAGGTCGCGGCGTCGATCCGGGAGTTTGGGTGGAC